CTATTAAGCCGCGTTAGTTGTGTAGTAGCGAACTTCTAGTTCGTTTGCAGCACCAATATCAAAGGCGCCTGTAGCTGAACCCTGTGCAGTGAAGTTAATTGTTGTAGAAATAACTTGTTCTGTTGCAACAGTTGGGATTGTCAACACAGTAGCTGGCATATCAAAAGCAACTCGTGTAGCATTTGCAGCTCCACCAATATTGATTTCGATTGCAAAAGCTGGGTCAACATCAGTTGTAGAGCCTGCTAACATATCTGATAACAAACCTGCTGTGTTGGTTGCACCAGCTCGTAGGTAAGCATTAATACTTCCGCTAATAGCACGTGTACCAGTAAAGTAGGTAAATGGACGATTAACAACACCAAGGTTAGCTGGAGTCAAGTATGTTAGGTTGTTGGCAATTGTCAAGCTACCGCCAGTAAGTGCTACGTTAAAGGCTTGGCCTGTACCGTCAATTTCTTTGGTGATTGATAGTGTGCTCAACTTGTTGGCAATAAATGGAGCTGTAGTATTTTTACCTTTAGCAGTTCCGGTAATACCATTACCAAATGTAACAGTTGTACCTGTTGTGGCTGTTAGACCTGCAACCTGACGTAAGATAGCACCTTTACCTGCCCATGCAATCATAGCAATAGCGTCCAAACCAAAGTCAATTGTAGCGCTGTCTAGAGCACAGTTGTCAATGATATAAGATACGCCATCAATTACAATAATTAATCCAAATTTTTGTAACTGGTGTGAGTTAGAGTTTGTTGCAACTACTGTTGCACTTGTAGTGCTTTCTGTCCAAGCAGCACCAGCTGAACCAACAGCAACAGTACCTAGTAAGGCGTTCCATAATACACCCTCTTCAGCAGTAATATTTGCTCCGCCGTCAGCAGGACGAATATACGTGCTCATAGAGAAGTCTACTGGCTCTAGTGCAGTGTTAAAGCTACGTTGACCACGAACTGGAGCACTACCGCCTTCGTTTAGTGTAACAGTTTCCGCAGTTGTATTTTGACTGAAACTGAATCCGTCTAGAACTTGGATTTCACGAGTATTAGCTGGTAAAAATCCTGTATCAGCAACTACACCTGTTTCGGCATTTACGTTAGTCGTGAAAAATACACGACTATTACGAATTAAATTAAATGACATATTTCATTTCCTTTTAAGTTTAGTATCTTGGTACTTTAACTAGATATTTATCTGTTGCAGCACATTGACACGATTTCTTACATAATTGCATAACGCACTTGTAAGTTAATTTCCCCGACTGCATAAGGAGCTAGTAACCCCTCATCAGTAGTTATTGACTGAATTAGTATTTCAGTTGTTTCATGGCCTGTAGTTGTATCATAGACCAGCACCCTGTTAGCATCTACGCAACGCTCCACATCTTCTAACAGCTCTTCTAGCTGTTGCTGTGCTTCTTCGCCTCGGCAGTACACTTTTATGCTAACACCTAAAAATCCCCAAGCAAAGTCGCCGGGTAGGTATTCACGCATCTCTGAGCCAGGTGTTAAGTACACTGCTGGAAAGTCTTCGACTTCGTCCCAGAATTTTAATTTTGCATAAGCGTTTCCGCTTAAGTTTGTTTGATAAGGTGCACTACCATCAATAAGCTTTAGCTTTTCAGTTAGTGCGCGTATAATCGAAGTTCTTTTACTCATATTGCAACTGCCCTTAATCTGTTAGCAACCTGCTCTGCGGCAATTTCACGAATTGACTTTGATATCAATAGTTTAGGATTACGGGATTTAGGGCTTGATTGCTTTCCGCCATCCGAAAAGGTTGCGTATGGGTTCTTCATGTACGAATAGAAGGCGGTTACCATACCTGCTCGTGATTCACTTAGTCGCTCAACTTTAACACTTTCAGCAAATCTACCGCTACGTAAGTTTAGTATGTCACGTCTAGAACCATCGCCCATATTTTGCTTTATTGTTTGAGTTAAGTTTGCATTTAACAATAACTGCAGTGAAGAAAGACTTATTTGCTGAGCACTAGAAAACTTTAAAGGTGGTTCTTTGAACTTTAAAGGAGTCTTCTTTTTTGTATTTGGTTTTTGAACCCTTGACTTAGCAGATTTGGTGCCCAAAGGTATCTTATTTTTTAGTAGTATACTACTTTTCGAGCCTTTTGTAACTTTTCCAGTTATCGCATTAGCCATCATAGTTGTTATGTGGTCTAATACGCTAGGTGAGCCTTCAGTATTTAAAAGCGTTTCAAATGTTTGCTGACTTTGTAGTATCTGAACTAATTTTTGCTGAAGTTTAGGATCTAGCTGCTTACTACTATTTAGTTTCTGTAGCTGTTCTGCTCTGTCTTTAACATATAAACTTACTTTTTGTAAGTTAGCTAGTAGTTTCTTAAAAGCTTCTTGTGCAGATTTTTCTTGTGCAGCATTGGATATGTTAGGTTTAACTGAAGAAATTAACTTAGATAAGTAAGTTCCTGCGGTTGTTAATAAATCGCCAGCTTCTTTATTTGATTTTGCAAACTGTACTTCAGTAGTCAGCCTAATTTCTGCTGCGTTAGAATATAGACGTTTATCTGTTTCCGTAAATAAATTAATATCTAAAGCAATGTTACTACTTAAAAAGTCTGCATTAGTTACTAAATCTACTACTGCACCTAGTTGTTTCTCTAAGTCAGTTAGCTGTTTACTAGAAGTATTAAATTTAACTTGACCAGCTGAGTCTTTTCTTAAACCAAAAGCTCTAATCAATCTGGCAGTGAAAACACCTGTTAAGTGTCCGCCTTGCAGAGACTTCTTCAGTTGAGCTTTTATTTCGTTGGTTATACCAGGAGTATTTTCAGTTATGTAATCAGTATAATAAGATACAAGCTTTCCTTGTGGAATATTCTTTAATAGTAATACGTCTTTAAAAGAATTATCACTTTCCTGCGACTTAGCAAATACTGCAACACTTTCAGTAGTATTACGTGTTGGTCCAGAATATATGAATCCATTCTTTACTCGTCTATTGTCGGTAAGTAGAAATTCTTTATCTTTATAATAAATATCAGAAATGTATGATACAAAACCATCAAAAGACGCATTTTGTACAGCAAAGCTTAATTGATCCGATAATTCTTTCTCTGCTATTGCCTTGGACATATCTTCAAGTAGTGTGGTAAATGCACCCCTACTCATTATAGATTCGTGTCTTCCACCAACGGTATCAGTATCTTTTCTAATCTGATCTCTGCTTGTATAAGATTCAAATGTTTTTAACTTACGCTCAGTTAACGAGTCAACACTACCTTTAGTAATAACCTCAGTTATTCTAGATACTATGTGTGAGCGTACAGCTGCGGACATTTTATCTAAACTCATGTATAATCCGCTACGTAAAGGTCTAAGACCCGTTTAATGTGTGCAGGGAAATTAGTATTCATTATGTATTCAAGCTGAACACTACCACCACCGCCTGGCGACTTATTGTTGTGTATGCTCGCATCATTTTTGCGATAGTAAGTAACCAAGTCTAAAACTGCTAGTTTTAAATCTGCAGGTACTATTTCGTATCCTGCAAAGTGTGTTACTTTATAACCATTAAGCAGTGGCTGAAATCCGCGTGGATCTGTACAAACAACGTAATCGCCTGTCTGTACCCAATCAATAAACTTAGTTAATTTTGTGTATGTCTGACCGTAATCTAAACTACGTTGTACGGATACTACTTGTGTAATCGGTGTTTCTTTTAGCAGTAAGCTACCAAATCCACCATCAAATGTCTCCGTTTTAGCTTCATCGAAATAGTCTACGAAAGTACGGCGGCAGTAAGATTTTACTAGCTCCGATACTTTTGGAATTAAAAGATCTATCTCTGCATCTTGATTTGTTGAGGTGATGCCAGCGTAGGTTTTATATTCCGCTTTTGTGATTAAATTTGCTCCCATTTAGCATACCTTTCTTGTTTTATAAATGCACCACAGTACACTTATAAAACAAGACCCCGAAGGGTCTTGCTAGGAGATTAAGCTACGAAACGTAGGGCCGAAACTGCTGGGCCTAGGTTAGTTGTAACTTGAGTCATGCCAGTACGTAGGCTAGCTACCATAACACGACGTTGTGTCTCTACTAAGTCTTGTGTGTCAACACGTAGACCACGCTGATTACCAACCAAGAAGTTACCTGGTGCAAAGCAAATAGCGTTAACAGCGTCAACTCCCTTGTCTGCAAATTCAGCACTTACGATAACTGGTGTGTTACCAATGGCGCCAATCTGTCCTGTTAACAATGTAGCTTGGTTGCCAACTTTGTCAACTGTTAGGAAGTTTGTATCTTCTAGTAGGTCATAATAACCTTCTGTGCTTACGATGTAAACTAGTTCTGAAGGATCTAGACCCCAAGCACCTAGGTCACGACGCATAGCTTGTAGTTTTGCAACTGTAGTTTTGTCAGCAGCGCTGATATCTAGAGTAACGGCGCTTACTGCGTCGTAAGTTGCAAGACCTTTAACTGGGTCACTACCTGTACCAGCACCACGTAGCATAGCACGGTCAACAGCGCGAGCAACACGGCGAACCATGGCATCACGGATAACAGGCATAATGGCCAATAGGCTGTCTTCTTCTTCTTCGTAAGCAACGTATTCGTTTGTAGCAACTTTATACGCGTTCAAAGTGATTTCTTTTAGTGCGTGAGTGGCTTCGCTACCTGCGGAAGCTGTTGTACCGAACGCTGTATTAGCCATCCATGTAGCAACACCAGCTTCTGGGTTGACTGGAATAGTCATAACGTTGGTCTGCATAGTAATACCACGCAAGTTAGGAGCAACAACTAAACGACGGCGAACTTCGTTTTCCATGTTAGTGGATACTTCTAGTTCCCATGTAGCGCTTGGTAGGTGAGCACCGTACTTTTGGATCATTTCTTGACCAAACTTAGTGTCGCCTAGAGCTTTACCTGCCATCTTTGCGAGAATAAC